CGGCATCTCTGATGCTGACAGGAAATCAAGCACCACAACCACGGACCGATGGGTGGAAGGATGGTTTCTTTCATTAAAAACGCATCAGTTATCGTATAAACTATTGACAATCAATGAGTATAACCAAAAAGTCGATTTTGACGATTTCCCTATACTCTCTCTCTCTCTTTTTATTATTATAATTATTATTATTATTAAATATAGAAAAAATCAGTTAATCAGTTAATAAGAGTATAAGTATATAATACTCAAGATGTTATATACTTAACCGATTCAAAAAAATCAGTTAAATCAGTTAACCATGAGAAAGAACCTAAAAAACGCAGGATTCAAGTTGGTGACCAGCTCCAACAGCTTTGAATTATGGGTAACCCCGAAAACGGGGCGTGTTTGCTATATCGGGCGTTATGATGCCATTGCTACCGCCATCTCTATGAACGGCGGTATAACAGTTGATTCAGACGCTCCAATTGAGGCAGTCATTCACCAACTCAATTCGGATGAGCATTACCTGATTGATAAAATGCTCTAGGACGTGCCATACGTTCGATTTAAGACACTATCTTTGACACTGATGACAAACTACTCACAAAACGATGAACAGGCCGTTATAACGGCTTATTTTGGCTCTGAAGTTGGACACTTTTTAGATATCGGAGCTTATGACGGCGTAAGGCTCTCAAATACAAGGGCTTTGCTCGAAAACGGATGGACCGGCGTACTGGTAGAGCCGTCACCGATGGTGTTCCCTCAACTGATGGCCAATACCGTAGACTATCAGGATAAGGTAACCCTTGTTAACTCAGCCATCGTTACCGAGACTACCGACCCGGTAGAGTTTTGGGACTCCATGGGAGACGCCATCAGCACCACCGACCCGGCACATCTTGAGAAATGGAAGTCGCACCCATCATGGCGTAAGTTCTGGATTATGCCGCTCCGGGCGCAGAAGTTCTGTATGGTCTTCGGCTTTGACTTTGACTTCGTATCCATTGACGTGGAAGGTCAGAACCTTAACGTGCTTCGCTCCCTACCTCTTGGCAACTTCGATAAGATGCGGATGCTTTGTGTTGAGTACGACATGGATGCTGGAAAGATTATTGACCACATCACAGGCCTAGGCATCGGGATGAAACTTGTTCACCGTAATGCGGAAAACCTTATCTTTGCTAAATAGTTTGTTCACATCAAATCCTATCAAAAATGGGTTTACCAAAGGGTAAGACAAACAATCCTAAAGGCCGTCCCGTTGGCATACGCAGCGAGAAAGCAGTTCAATGGGATATGATAAAGGAAACTTTTATGACGTCTCATACTGAACGTGCGAACCGTGTATTGGCATCGTTGGATGATGAGAAGTTTCTGGATGCGTATATGAAGATGCTAGAATACTTCAAGCCTAAGTTGGCACGGAGCGAAAACACGAACACAAACGATACTAAAGTCACCATCGAGGTGAATTGGGATAATGACCAAAAGTTTATCCATACAGCTCCAAAAGCCGCATTACAATCAGGACAGGGTACTGAAGGAAGCTAAACGCTTTTCGGTACTTAAGTGCGGAAGAAGGTTTGGTAAGTCAACGCTATCTATTTACAAAGCGGCGGAAGCTTTAGTAAAGGGTGAGTACGTTGCCTACTTCGCACCTACATACAAGGACGCATCGGAATGGTGGAGTGAGATAGGTTGGAGACTGCAACCGATTATATCCTCTAAGGACTCTACTTTGAAACAGATAAAGACCATGACTGGCGGTAAGTTAGACGTATGGTCGTTTGATAATCCCGACAGCGGTCGAGGTCGTAAGTACCATCTAGTCCTTATCGATGAGTGCGAGAAGGGCGGTAACTTTGAGGTAGCATGGAAACAATCAATCCGACCAACGCTAACGGACTACAAGGGTTCTGCATGGTTCTTTAGTACCCCACAGTTCGGACGCACGTTCTTTAAGGAGCTGTTCAATTACCAAGATAGGCTAGACGACTGGAAGTCGTGGAAGTTCACCACCTACGATAACCCGTACATCGACCCGGCGGAGGTTGATGCCGCTAAGAATGAACTCGACCCGTTAACCTTCGCCTGTGAGTACATGGCTGAAGATGTCGACCTGTCCAACAAACCCTTCGCCTATTGCTTTGATAAGAACCGCCACGTCAAGCCTGTCAGGTATGAAAGTGGGCATTATTTATACCTGAGCTTTGACTTTAACGTAGACCCTATCACGTGCGTTGCCAGTCAGTACATCAACGGAGAGATACGGTTCATCCGTGAGTTCAGGCTATCCAACTCCAATATCTATGAGCTTTGCGACCAAGTACGGGCGGTCTATCCCGATGCTGTCTTCATGGTCACCGGGGATGCCAGTGGTCAGGCACGGTCGGCGTTGACCATTGGGAACATCAACTACTACTCTGTCATCCGTGAGAAGCTCCTACTTAATAAGGGACAGTTCAAGGTACCATCAGTTAACCCGGCAATCAGTGATAGTCAGGTATTGACCAATAGTATCCTTCAAAACCATACCGTTTACTTTGATCCATCGATGACGTGGACTATCGATGATATGCTTTACGTGGAGGTGACCGATACGGGTGGTATCGATAAGGCTAAGGATAAACATCGGTCTCACTTATTGGATGCTGTTAGATATACTTTTAGTACCTTTCACAAACATTTAATTAAGGTCTTTTGAGATGCCTACCTATTTCGATAAGGTATTCTACGTCTATCCCGACAGCAAGCAGCCTGAACGGGCAAGGGTTGACGGGGTGTACTGCAATCTGTTCTACCAGTTCAACAGCTACGGCGAGGCATGGCTGTTCCTATTAGAGAACCACATCAGACGTATCGAAGAATACAAGCACGATGATAAGAACTAAACCTTTCTGCCAGTTCCTTTACGACATTCACGACCGACCGGCTAAGGATGTGGTCTATCAGTTCTTACAGAAGTGGTACACCTCGGACATCCATCCCGACCAACAGCCCAACGAATACGGCCGGTATGATTTCATAATGTACAAGGGAGACGATGAGGTAAAGGTCGAGGTTCAACGTAAGCTCGGATGGACGGAACGGGGCAAGTGGCAACGTAACTTCAACAGCATCGACATCGAATACCGTAAGCGTAAGAGTGAGGCGGATATCTTCTGTATCGTTAATGCCACGATGGATACGGTCGCCATCATCCGCCGTGATGTAGTTATGAGTAGTCCTGTCACTGAAAAGGATACCCGTTACGGTCGTGAGCCTTTCTTTAATATACCTATCTATAAAGCCTATATCTCTATCTTATGAAAATCCTAGTTAAGTGGCCAACACGGTCACGGCCTAATAAGTTCCTTAAGACTCTGTTCTTATATCAATCGCTACGCACTACGGAAACAGTTGACTTCCTGATTACCATCGATAGCGATGACCATAGGATGTTACAGCGTGATGTGGTCAATACCTTAAGGCAGTGGGGCAACCTACGCTATGAGATTATCGAGCCATGTGGTAAGATAGGTGCTATCAATAGCGGCGTGGAAGCTATCAGTAGGCAGTACGACATCATCGTACTGGCATCGGATGACATGATACCGGCGGTCAAGGGGTGGGATAAGCGGATAGCCGATGACATGGAGCGGCTGTATCCTGATACGGATGGGGTGCTGTGGTATAACGATGGGTATGTGGGAGACCAGCTCAACACCCTTTGCATCTTGGGTACCAAGTACTACCGCCGATTCAACTATATCTATAACCCTGACTACAAGGCTCTTTGGTGCGATAACGAGTTCATGGAAGTGGCTAACCTATTGGGCAAACAGACTTACTTCCAAGATGTTATCATCCGTCATGAGCATCCTATTCACGGTCACGGACGGCAGGATAACCTAAACCATAGAGACAATCATTTGTATTATGAAGACAAACGAACCTACGACCTTAGAAAGTCCAACAACTTCGGAATCACAGCCATTACTAAGCCTATTGATACCGACCTTAGTGAACCGAAAGGAGCTGTTCAGCAACCTACTGAAGGAAATAAACCGACAGATAGCAAACCAAAACGCAGAAGGAAAGGTACAAGTGTGTAGCCTGTCGGATGATAGGCAGATGAGTATCGGGGAGAAGCGTAACCGACTGATGGCGATGGCTACGGGTAAGTACATCGCCTTCATCGATGATGACGACATGATACACCGTGACTACCTACGGCACGTCCTCAAGGCTTTAGACCTCGACCCCGATGTGGTAGGGCTTGTTGGTGAGATAACCATGCACTCAGTTGGCAGGGGAACGGTACGCAGGAAGTTCTACCATACCGTAGCCAATAACAGTTACCGGACATCGGCAAGGGGTTACGAGCGACCGCCTAATCATCTGAACCCGATGAGAAAGAAAATAGCCGAAAAGTTTGAGTTTATCGACAAAAGCCATGGAGAGGACACGGACTGGGCAATGAGAATCTGCAAGACAAAAGCCTTAAAGTCAGAGGTTATGGTCAATAATATACTTTATTTCTACAACTTCAATCCCAATAAAAAGTATTAACTTTGTAGGTATGAGCATCAATATCTGTGACTTATGCTATGAGGTGACCGTCCCTGCCTGTCAGGATACGTACACTTTTGATACTGGACTAACGGCGGCCACTCCTTATACCATGATTTTAGAGGACGTTAACGGCAACCAGTACAATTACATCAGCACCCCGGCTGGCGGTTCGGGGGTATGGACACTCAATACATCCTACTTTCCTGACGGGATGTTCAACCAATGGTCGGGCAGTTATAGGATTACGTTTAGTGCCGATACCAGTGGCGATGCTACCGAAGGGGATGAGGAGCTTACAATCGATGGCAGTAGTTACTTCTGCATCGTTATGAAGATGGTCAAATCTACATTGGTATACGATTGATGGCGTGGTCTGAACTCTTTGCGATGGCGTTGGCCAATAGTCTTGTTATCTTTGGGATTAACAAGGCTACTGCATTTGAGTTCTGCCATCCCGATGACAACGGCTCGGAGTTCTGCGATGGTGACGGGGTGGATAAGGATAGCAAGATGGTGCTGTATCGTTTCCGTTTGTGGTCGATACAGTCCCTTGGTAACTTCTGGAGTAAGCCGCTGTTCACTTGTCCGCCGTGTATGGCATCCGTTCACTCGACCTACTTCTATTGGGGACTGATGCCAGCCACTCAGGAGTCGTTGATACTTTACCCCTTGTATGTGTTGGGGCTTTCAGGGTTAGTAGCACTAATCAACTCAGTAACTAAATATGGAAATTCTTAAAGAAGCACTGGAAAGAAATGGTTTCGAGTACGTTGGACCTTGTAAGATTTGTGGCGGTCGTGGCTTTGAGTATAAGCTTAATAAGACTATCGCCAAGATAAAAAAGGATGACAGAGGTAACGAGCTAAAGGTTACCCTAAGCGGATGGACACAACAGGGACGGCGGATAGTTCCAACACAGATTGAGAAAAAGAACCCGAATCACATAGAGAATATAGATAACCTAATAAGAAAACATTCAGGTCTAGATGACAACTCAAGCACAGAACAATAACGACCATTGGGTAGTTGACGAAGGTCACGTCATAGTCCCGGCATTTATGTCGGGTGGCGTTCAATACTACCAGATGAAGGACATCTTCAACAGCTTTGCCGGACGGGCTTTGGATGCTATGGCCATCTACGAAAAGTGGTCGATGCGTACCAGTCCTGAGTTCATGACGGCATGGCTGACGGCGTTGGAGAATACTATCAACGCCAACCCTATCAAGATTACAGAGGTAGCGGACATGATTAACGTCATGCGTGAGCGTATCAACTTTGCTATCCCAACGGAGTCTATCATTTGGGAACTAGCGGCCGTGGCCTTCTTTGACCGTAATGAGTCACCATACCGTTACGACCCTGAGTATGCCAAGGATAAGGTAGCACGGTGGAAACAGGATGAGGGCTTGCCCGCTTTTTTTTTCAAGACCCCGCTAAAGGATATGGTCAGCTTTCCCGACTTATCGGAGAAAGGTTTAGAGACTTATTTGAAGGCGGTGGAGGCGGTATCAGGGAAACAGTTAGAGAAAGTGCTATCAAAAGTTTTGTCCGGTCAGCTGAATCCCGGTTTATTATCAGTGTTAGAATCCGAACGGAGTTTGGTTTAGATGCTAACAAACTTAACGTTTACGAGTATTACTTGCTCTTGGAGCAGTTAGAAAAGTTAAGTCGTGGCAGAAACAGTCGTCATTAACATAGAGGCCAATACTCAGGGGCTTCAGTCTACAATAGATTTACTAACCAAGTTAGGAGTCGTAGAGCAGAAGGTCGCCGATGAGTTCCGTAAGACTAACGAGCAGAATGTAACGTCCTTGAACAAGGGCGTTCAGGCTACTACCAAGGAGTTCGAGAAACTTGACAAAGCTGTCAAGGGTATCAAGGCCGACAATCAGTTAGCCAAGGGTTTGGATGCCAGTAAGGAAGTTGCAAAGACTGGCAATAGTTTTAATAGTCTACGTAAACAGTTTCAAGCAGCTACCAAAGAAGTAGAAGAGTTAACTGGCAAGTTCGGTCCTTTAGATGCTCGTACTAAAGCGGCTGCTATAAAGGCTGGAGAGTTAGCGAGTGAAATTGATAATATCAATAAACAAATAAATGCTTTAACTCCAGAGGGTAAGTTCCAAGCCATTCAGAATTTAGGCGGGTCAATAGCTGGTATTTTCCAAGTAGCTACTGGGGCATTACAAGCATTTGGTGTAGAGAGCGAACAAGCCACAAAGATTGCCCAACAGTTCCAAGGAGCATTGAATATATTCGGAGGATTGTCACAGCTAACACAGTTAAAGGATAATCTAACAGCAGTTAAAGCAGCATTAGGATTTACAACTGCTGCTCAAGTTACAAACACTACGGCAACAGAGGCTGGAATAGTGGCTACTGAAGGTCAAGTAGTTGCTAATAATGCTGCTACTTTTAGCTTTCAAGCACTAACAGCCGCTATGAAAGCTAATCCGTTTGGAGCTGTTTTGATAGCCATTACTGCGTTGATTGGTGGATTTACTTTATTGAATAATTTACTTGATGACAGCGAAGAAAAATTTCAGAATATTAATGACGAAATTGCATCGGCAGATAGACTTCTTTCAGCACAAACTCAAACGATAGATAGGAACGGAAAGAAGCAGTTATCAGATTTAGATTTAGTAATACAAAGAAAGCAAGACCAAATTGCTTTAGATGCTGGTCTGGCCAAAACAGCATCTGAAAAGATAGCCATTGAAGAAAGAGGAAATAAGGAGTTGTTTGAACTTCAAAAGGAAAGATTAAGTTTAGAAAGTAGAATATTACAACGTAAGGTTGATGCTAATACAGAGTCTTTAAATAAAGATATTGCAGCTAGAAATAAAGCGAAAGAACTTAATACTGAGGAGTCAAAAGAACTGGTAAAGAATTTAGATGAAAGAATTGAGGCTAAAAGACAATTTAATGATAATTCGATAACTGAAAGCCAGATTCTATTTAATGAATTACAGACACTAGAATCTAATTTCACAAAGGATGTTAAACTTCAGCAGAAGGCTAGAAGTGAGGCTGACTTTGAGCAGACATTAACTAACTGGAAAAGATACTATACTCAATTACGTACCATAGCGTTAAATACAAGTAAGGATACTCAAGAGTTTAATCGTACCAGTACAAAATTGGCTATTGAAGAAACTGAAAAGACTATTGAGTTATATAAGAAACAGAATAAGGATGTAACAGACTTGGAGTTTCAATTAGCACAATTAAGAATAAAGGCTAATGATGAGGCTTTCGAGAATGAACTTGCTAATGCTAAAAAGAGGGAACAAGAGAACAAAAGGTCTTTGAGTCAAATCTCTTCAAGTGAGGAGGAGTTCAATAACAGATTAAAATCTCAAAGGTCATTGGTTTTATCTGAATTGATTGAGATATATAAAAAGTATAACAAGGATATTGGCGATTTGCAGGCCGAACTTGATGCATTACTTTTATCTGAACGTAAAAGTCCAGCTCAAAAGAATGCCCAAGATTATACTAATGCTATTGGTATTATCACCCAATATTATAGCGAAGAAGAACTTCGAATATTGAAGAATGCCAAGACTAAAGAAGAAGCAGACCTACTTATTAAGAAAAATGAACTTGATAAGTTAAATACATTACGTGAGGCTGCTGTTAAGTTTGGTCAAGATACTACAGAGATAGATAAGAATATAGTCAAACTAACAAATGATAGCACAGAGGCTGTAGAAAATTTAAGTAAACAAGTCCTTGAGGGTTTGCGTGATTTAGGAGTACAAATATTTTTTGACCAGATAAACAAAGGATTTGAGGACAGCATTGAAACTGTTAATGCTTTAAAAGAGGCTCAACTTGAGGCAATCGCAGAAGAAGAAGAAGCATTATTGGAGTCATATGATAACCGTAGAATAGGCAAGAGAGAATTTGAATTTGAGCAAGAAAGACTCGCTAGACAACGTATCAATGCTGAAAAGAAAGCGGAAAAGGAGCTGAATGAAATAAGAAGAAAGCAAGATATAGCTAATAGGGCACAGAAGTTGTTTGAGATTGGTATAGCTACATTTAGAAACGTAGTCGAGCAGCCTGGTGCTGGAGGTGTTTTAATACCTTTCTGGATAGGACTTGGAGCTATTCAAGCAGCTGGTGTACTTGCTCAACCGCTACCAAAGTACAAGAAAGGTACGCTATCGGTTGGAGGAGTAGGTACTGATGATAGTCAATTGGCGTTATTACAGCCTGGAGAGGCAGTGATACCTACAGATACTAATAGAAGATATCATCCAGCTATAAAGGCTATCTATCACGGTAAGATAAAGGCTGATGACATTAACAACTTTGTCAACTTAAAGCTACGTGGAGACTACTCGCCAGCTGACACCAGACCAGTAACGGCAAAGATGGATACCTCCGACCTTTATGCTTTGGGACGGATAATGAAAAAGAACGATGGCGTTTATGTGAGGAACATAGGCGAATTAGCCGCTTTGATTACTGACAGTTATAATCCAAGAAGATAGTGTTTCAGTTCTTTCTAAACGGTACACAGATAACGGATCAGCCAGAGGGTTGGGACGGCATGACCAGTAGCATCAAGCGTGATGACCTTACGGGTGGTCTTATCTTCGATGCTGACATCAAGTTCAAGAGCTACGGCGGACAGGATTTGTATGTGGCTCTTAAGACGGCATGGGATGCTGATAAGTTTGGCACATCGACGATGGATATCTTTCAGCGGTCGGGTACTGCTGGTAACGTCCTTATTCATGCCGGGACTATCTTCCATAGCGACCTTAAATGGAAACTCATTAACAATGCGGTAGAGTTCAAGGTCGATGACGCTTCCTTCTACTCCAAGATAAAGGCTAACAAGTCGGTGGAGTCTAACGTGGATGTGACGTTAAGCAAGAACCTAGTACCGATTACCGCCCCGACATTCTTTCAACTTGAATGCCATAAGGTATCCAACGGTACTTACTATGCTCAAAAGAGATACGCTTACAAGCTATACGATGTCATAAAGTACTACATCGACTTTATGTCGGACGGTACTATCGGCTTTGAGTCGGATTGCTTTGGCGTTGGTGGGGTGTATGAAGGATATTGTATTGTAGGTGGTGACGAACTATACAGCCATGCCCACTTAGTCACTCCAAGGATGAGCTTTCAGAAGTTATTCGAGGACTTACGTAAGCGTTTTAACGTAAGGTTCAGCATGGTAGGAAGCATAACCAGTCCTATAATGAAGCTCGAACCTAATGCGTTTTGGTTTGAGTCAGCCGATGTCTACACTATTCCAGAACCGCCTGATGAGGTGGTTATGAATGTCAACCAGTCGTTACTTTACGCTAATGTCAAGGTAGGTTCTGAAAAGTATGAGACCACATCCGCTATGACGTTCCCTGACGTTCAGTCTTTGGTGGCGTTCCGTGAAGAGACCTTCCACTTTGAGGGAACAAATAACGTAGACAATACGCTTGACCTTGTAGGTTCTTTGGTCATCTCTAACAGCTCTATTGACCTTTGTTTGGAGAAGCTGTCGGGCTATGAGAGCTATAATGAAGACGTATTCCTTATCCATTATGATACGGTGACCAATAGGACTATAAGTTCCGACTGGTTAGGTCTTGGTCATCACTTTTATAACGAGACTCTTAATAACGTCAACATCCTTAACCGTTGGTCGGATAGCTTACCCAATAACATTATCGCCAACTTTGCCAATACGAATGATAACCGCTTTGAGGCGGTGATGACTAACACAGCTGTTCAGCCATCAGTAATATTAGTTAGTAACACAGGTCCAACTTTGGGTGGTCCGCTTCGCTTTGATGATGACTATACTTTAGGTAACGACCCCGGCGGTAACTATGGAGCTACAACGGCACAAGGATCACCAGTTAGTCAGGCTAATAGTATCTATACTGCTTCGGCTAACGGTCGGTATACCTTTACTTCCGAGGTACTATTATCATATTCTGGTTCACCTAACCTTAGTACTCAGGTAGAGGTTTACTTTCAGAAGTTTGACAGTAGTAATAGTCAGATAGATGACTTCTATGCAGGTAGGATATTTATGGCTTCTAGTGGCAATCACATAGTTTCTGGCACATGGATTACCTATATGCTTTCTACTGAATACATAGCAGTATATCTTAATTTTATATCGACTGGACCCGCTGGAATTTATTCCTACCAAGTCCGTCCGTTCCAAACCAAGTTCCGGTGTGATGCTATTAACTTGGGTGGCGGGGTGCTGTCGGCGGTGAATTCTGAAGCCTATAAGTGTGTGAAAATGGATTTCAAGTACCCGATGACACTTTCTGACTATCAGTCAATTAGAGCGTCGAAAAGTGGAATAATTGAAGTACCTTTGTTAGAGAATAAGTCAATCCGAGGCTGGATTGAAAATGTTAAATTCGACCACTACGGTGGGGAAACATCATTTTCATTGATTACCGATGGCAATACAATTTATAGATAATCAGCCCCTTACTTGGCGTACCGACTGGCCTACGGATAGCGACTGCAAAACGCCATACGATAGGGCTTGTACACTTTATACCACCAACGACTACCTGATGTCGCAATGGAAGCAGACTCCTTGTGGTGCAGGTACTAATGAAATTTGCGACCCTACTTTCCCTAATACAAATACCGAGTTAGTCACCAACGGTAGCTTTACCACTAACTCAACAGGATGGACACTAGTGGGATGCACACGGGATGCCACTAACAAGCGCATTCAGTTTGCCTCACAAAGTGAGTCCCTTGAACAGACAGGGGTAGTGAGTGCCGGGGTGACCTATGACGTTACCTTTACCATCGGTGGCAATAACCGCACTTCATTAAAGCTATACCTTGGCGGTACGCTTCACCCTACCTACTTCAACGCACCGGGTACCTATCGGGTAACCATGGTTGCCGGTGGTGCTAACACCAAGATACGTTTTGAAAACTACCTACTGGCACCTGCCTATAACGGATGGATAGATGATATCAGCGTTAAGCAGAACTCATGGAGTGGCGGTTGTTGGAGTACGGCTAACCCTACGCTATGGCTGAATAATGGTGACGGAACGGTAACCAAAGTACCGGGAACGGCTTCCGACCTTATCAGTTCGGTAAACTCTTTGCCTTTAGGGGCTTACATCCGTATGGGTATATCGGTAACTAACCAAACGGCAGGTTCTTTAGAGATTGTCACCGATAGCACCAAGGGAACTATAACAGCCAACGGAACGTATTACTTCTATGATAGTGACTACAATAACGATAACGTAACCTATCGGGCAGATGCTGACTTTGACGGTACTATCTCTAACGTATCGGTAATCGTTTACTCCAACTACTTCAACGTCATCCTGCGAGATACCAAAGGAGCTACGGACTACGACCTTAGCAGCTATCTGACTTACGATGAAGACTGGGTGACGCTGAACTATCAACTTGGTAGTGTTGACCCCGGCTGTTATGAGCTTTGTTTCTATGATGCTTGTGGATTTAATGTCAACGAAGAACTTATTTCTGATACTGGCTTCACTCAATCTATCGGCGGAACTGATTGGCCTTCATCCGTGGCCACATCGGGAAGTATAGCTATCACGGGCGGTGAGCTTGTAGTAACGCAATCGGGCATTCCTTTGACGGCTTATGTGGAGGCTAACCCAACAACATGGCGTACCTTTGCAGGAAACACTTTGACGGTTATTGACTACTCCTTTACTACGGATGTGGTTCAGTATACGGGTTTTACCCGTGTTCAGATATACGATACTAGCAACGGTCAAGAATTAACCTTGGTAACAAGTCCTGTCGCTACTACTCTCTATGAAGGTACTGTAAGTTGGCCTTATCCTATTACCAATGCTTCAAACCTTGCTATACGTATCCAGTCCACTGGAACTAACGGAACGAAGATAGAGCTAACGGATATGTCGCTTATCGTTCAGGCTTATGTGCCGGGACAGATGGATGAGTACTGCTCCAACTGCGTAGAGATTACCGATGATGCAGGATGCTCGGTATGGGTAGGCGGTACTAACGGCTCGGATGCTTTCGGCTTTCACTTCGCTAATAGCTTCCAAGTAGGGGCAAGGGTTCGGGCTATGCTTATCAATCCTAAATATCAAGGAGAAAATAATCGATATGCAGATGCCAACGGAAAGTACACGGTCACAAGAGCAAATACGGGAAAGGTCTACACGCTCTTTATCGATTATACGGATGAGCATACTCACGATTGGTTACGGGTGGCCGTACTGTCTGACACTGTACGAATCGGATCATTCACCAACACCAACAACTACTACACCGCCCTTGACGGTGGATATGAGCCAGAGTGGCCGGACAACCTAGGCAACTGGCCATCGGCTCAAGCCCGTATCGATGTTCAGAAGCAAACGGACGAACTATATAATAATAATGCAGGATAAAAGAGGCATACTCTTATTGGCTACGGGTCACCCGTATTACGCTCACATGGCGGTCAACTTGCTCGTTAGCTTACGTAGCTTCGAGCCTGAACTGCCCGTAGCTATCCTGCATGACGGTCAAGGTTTCAAGTTATTGGAAGGATGGCAACAGGACTACTTCACCACAGCCATCGAGCTACCTGCAAAGCTCACGGGTGGTGACCCTTATCGGGTTAAGTTGCATCTGGATGAATTGACACCTTTTGAACAGACCATGTTCATGGATGTGGATATGCTTTGGAACAACTTCCATAGTCCGATGGAGTTGCTGTCGGAATTGGAGGGAATCGAGTTTACCATGATTAACCGTGGTCGAGTGTCATCGGCTGACAGCACGTTGAGCCGTTGGGTGAACCTATCCGAAGTGGGAGACGCTTACAAGCTCGATGAGTTCTACGATATCAGCAGTGAGATAATCTATTTTGAAGGAACTCCTAAAGTATTTGCCGAAGCACGTAAGGTCTACAATAAGCCAAAGGTCAAGGTATCGGCTTTCGGCTCTGGACTGCCTGACGAGGCATTCTTTATGATAGCCATCGAAAAGCTAGGCATCAAGCTCCATCAGTCCCCGTGGGAACCATCGTACTGGGAGCCACGGTACTTCCCGAAACAGCATAACCGTAGTCACGTTACCGGGTTTTATGCTTTATCAGTTGGCGGTGCGTTTACTTCCAACCACATCAAGAAGATATACGACATCCTTATCAGTCACTATTACAGCTCTTTGGGTATCGCTTCCAAGCCTTACCAATTACAAAATAAAAGCCGAATAATTAAAGAACGTAGGAAAATCTAATGGCTATCATCGACATCAGCCAATACCACACAGGTGGTAAACGTCATCAGTTTTATGCTGAAACGGTTAATAAGTATCATTCTATTAAGACACATGCCCTTGGTGAGTTCCCCAAGGAGCTGATCTCTGAACGCCGTCCCGGTGAATCGGATACCATCAAAAGGTATCGGGAAAAGATTTACGTTCCCAAGACTCAAGCCACGGTTACCAAGATATTCAATAGCCTTCAGAAGATACGAAAGTCTGCTGACTATCTTATTAGCTTTAACGAGACGGTAGTACCGCCAATGGTTATCCGTGAGGAGCGACCATCGTATTACTTGACGGATGAGTTTCCTAAGTACAGCTCTTTGGATAACTGGTTTTGGTCGGTGGCTTTCAATCAGTACCTGATGGATGCTAATGCCGTCATCATGGTCGTACCGATTAACGTGGTCAAGGAGTCTAACGAATACTTTAAGCCTTACCCTATCCTTTTCAATAGTCCGCAGGTTCTTGACTTTGTTTACGAGCAGTACGGAGTATTTAAGTCCATCGAGGAAAGCACCTATCGTAGCGGCAATCGCAACTACAAAGGGGCGGTATACTATTCTGTTGACCGTGAGTCCATTGTCAAGTATGAGCAGATAAACGCTAAGGGAGACTTTTCAGCTACCGAGTTCCTTCATGGATTAGGTTACGCTCCTATCTTTAAGACCTTTGGTGTTATCGTTCAGGATGGCGTGGATGATGCGCTGTATTCTAGCCGTATCGCTCCTATCGTTCCTTCCCTTAACGAAGCGGCACGGGAATGGAGTGACCTACAGGCCGAAGTGGTTCAGCATATTCACTCAACGATGTGGGCTATACAAGGTAAGGAGTGTAATACCTGCCATGGTGTTGGTGTACTGCCTAAAGCAGGAGCCAGTCCTATCGAGTGCCGTGACTGTAATGGTAAGGGCTTCTTTCCGTTCAATCCTTATGAACACATCACGGTTAAACAGGCATCTTTGGGAGACCCTTCTACTCCTATCCCACCTGCCGGGTATCTTACCAAGCCTATCGACATTGCTAAACTGCAAGACCAACGGGTTCATGACCATATCTACCATGCCCTGTCATCGCTAAATATGGAGTTCCTTGCCGCTGTTCCTTTGTCACAATCGGGGACGGCTAAAGAGGTTGACCGTGCCGAGCTGAATAACTTCGTTTATTCCATCGCTGAAGATTGCGTCCGTATCTTGGATGAGATTGCTGAAATGGTTATCGACTACCGCTATGGTGGTATCGTTCCTGACTATGAAAGCCGTGAGCAGTTACGCCCTAGCATCACCGTTCCTGAGAAGTACGACATCCTTCCGGAAGGTTATTTGGTGGATGAGATTGCCAAACTACGTACAAGCAAGGTTAGCCCTTTGATTGTAAACGCCGCTGAGTTGGAGTATGCCAGTAAGAAGTTCAATACCAATAAGAAGATAAAGGAACGCCTTCAGGATATCTACGCTCTTGACCCGTTGGCAGGTATGAACATCGAAGAGATATTGGTAGCGGTTTCTAATAACGCCATCAGTAAAAAGACCTATATCATTCACAGTAATATCCGTGAGTTCGTGGATATGGCGCATGAAGATGACCCTGAGTTCTATCAGTTACCGATGATGGATAAAAAGGCTGTCATCAGTGCTATGGCTGATGCGTGGATTATGGAAAGCCGTCCAAGAAACATTATGGATGATACCGAAGGAATGGGTAACATCAGCATCGGAGTTTAATGGCGTTAGACGACTTAAATAAGATTGTCCGTACCCTTGACGGCTCTGTGGAAGAGTTCGTCAAGGACTTGCCACTATCGGAGCAAAAGATATGGCAGAAGGTTCTTTCCTTAACCCGTCAGCTTGACGTTGACGGCATGGGTAAGGTGACCAATAACGTCAATAACCTGCGTATCCTTAATGACATCAATAAGGAAATAAACGGCATCGTTCTTACCGATGAGTATAAGCAAAAGGTCGAGAAGTTTACCAATGTCTTTGCTGACTTGGAGACGCTTAATAACAAGTACCTGTCATCCGTATTTACGCAGTTCAAGCCGTCCCGTGTTCTAAAGGAGTTGACAAAGGTGTCAATAGACATCACCATCGACCAGTTGCAGGAAACGGGGGTAGCTTCATCACTGGCATCGGAGCTGAAGGATATCCTAAAGCAGAACATCACTACGGGTGGTAACTATGCTGATATGACTGAACAGCTAAGAGCTAGTATCCTTGGAGACCCTCAAACATCGGGTGGTCTTACCCGTTACGCCCGTACATTCACTACGGATGCCATCAATCAGTATTCAGCGACCTATACCAAGACGGTATCCTCTGACTTGGGAGCGGTATGGTTCAGATATACCGGCTCTAATATGGAGACGACTCGACCTTTCTGCGACCATCTCACTAAAAAGGATGGCGGTTACTTTCATGTCAACGAGATACCGGGCTTTCTAAAAGGGCAAGTAGGAGACCAGAAAGTACCTATCTATCCAAAGTACAATCTGCCACAGGGAATGAATGAGAATACCACGGCAGATAACTTCTTGGTGTTACGTGGTGGATACAACTGTGGACATCAGATATTCCCCGTCTCAAAAGCATCCGTTCCACCTTCGCTACGTTCAAGGTTCGAGTAGTTCCATTCACGGATAATCCTATCGATAATCTGTTGGCGACCTCTGAACTTTCCTTGCTTTAAAAGTTTGGATTGCTCTTCAAAGATAATAGCGGCTACTTCATCGCACATCTTATAGGTGAAGGCATGACAATCGTAAGTGCTTCGGTTCTTTAGTTTCATGTTGTATAGGTTATACAAATATAAGTTTCTAAAGTGTTATTTCCTACCATTTTAGGTTTGACCTTTGTAACTTAAACTGGCTAACTTATGGCAACTACCGCAGGTGAATTTATCACAAAACTGGCTACAATGGCAGGGCTGTCTACATCAGACCCGGACATCGTAAGCATCCTATCCAATTCCGAATTTAGTAACTATCGTTTGCCCGAAACGGTTTACTCCAAAATCAACAGCTCTCTGTTGACAGTGGACTCCGCACGGAATAACGAGAACTTACGCCGCCACTACCACGCTGAAATCCTCAACGGCCTCGACAATAACATCGAGTCCATGTTGGAGCGTTTCGGTATCGATGGTGAAGTGGCTGAAACGGTACGTCAAGAAAAGAAGACGACCGAAAAGTATAACCGTCTCATCGAGCGGTTAAATGACCTTCACGCTAAAAAGGCTCAAAGCACTACCAAGAGTGACAAAGCCGAGTTAGAGAATGAAATCTCTAAGCTCAACAATCAGGTGAAGGACTTGAACACCAAACTGCAAACAGCACCCGTAGAACGTGACCAGTTCTGGACAGAAAAGCTCAAGACAAAAGCTGTCCAAAACCTACTCACATCCTACAACTACGCAGGGGAAAAAGACATTCCGAAAGATGTTCTAATTGAGACAGCATCCGTTCTGCTTAACCGTAAGCTCAACGAGTCCAAAGTCCGGTTAGAGTATTCTGCCGATAACGATAATATCAGTCTGAAAACCGAGTCAGGCATGGACTTCTACAAGGATAATACGCCCATATCCTTCAAGTCGTTTGCCGACCAAGTGTTAGCAGAAAGTAAGCTCTTAGCTATCCCGGCCTCTCAAGGGGCAACTCAACCCGCCGCTTCTTCACAGCCTATGCCTTCTCAAACAATCGTACAAGGCAACGGGCGTGTCCAAGATGCTTCCAGATACCTTGCGGCACTGGATGACATTGCATCAGGACGTTAATACTAATCTAAACTATGGCAAACGGTCTTGCTCCATATTTATTGAACGACATGAAGTCGTTAGTCGGCGGTGCCTATCCCGGCCACAAAGTCGACCTTAAGGGTTTCCTCGCTATGCTTACCTCTGGTAACGGCGCTAACCCTATCCAAACTTCTAACCTTGCAGGTCACAAGAAAGAAGTACGTTTCTGGTATCGTAACCGTAACACTAAGCCGCAAACTGATACGTCAGCATCTTGCGACAATGTGTTAACTCCTGCTCGTAAAGAGTACACGGTATCCGTTGGAAACACCCGTCAAATTGCATGGCACCTGCCTGATGAGTTGGTAGCTGCTTACATGGATGAGGCTTCTGCTCGAGTAAACATCCCCGGCGGTCCTATTAATGGCGCTTCTGCTGAACTGTTGGACATCATCCTTTCCGGTATGAATGGTATCTTGGAAGGTATGAATGATGACCTGCTCGGTTTGGTTACATGGGGTAAGAACAAGGTTAGCGGCTCTAACGCTGCAGTTACCTTGAATATCTCTGCTGATAGCGGTGTTCAGAAATTGACCACTGGCTTCCCTAAACTGTTGGGAGACTACAAGAAGAACAACCTCTCTGGTGTTCCTAACATCGTTGGTGCTGGTCTGTTCTACTCTTATATGTTGTCACAGCCTTTCAAGAGTGCTGATCAGTCAGGTATGAACAGCATGATGGCGTCTAACGGCGTTAACTTCTTCGCTGACCAAGACTTCGCTGATACCGTAGGTGCTGATAACATCGGTGTATTCGAGCCGGGTTCTATCCAACTCGTTGAGTACCTTGAGTACACTGGTTTCAAAGCTGGTGTTAAGCCGGGTTCTTCTGAGTTTGGTGTTATCGCTCTTCCTGCTGTTGCTTCTGATGGCTCTATACTGCCTGTACTGGCGGATTGGCAGTTGAAGTACATTGACTGCCCCACGACCCTCACCGATGCCTATTCAGGTTCTACGGCTACCTATCAGAAAGGTTGGAGCTTCATTATGAAGAAAGACTTCGGTCTGTTCCAATTACCTTCTGACAGCTACCGTCAGGAAGATGGTAACTATTCAGTTAACGGCGCATTGCGTTACAACGTAACGAACGCTTGCGACACTTGTTCCTAATAGTGCCTAATCAACAACGATGAATTGTCTAATCGACTATATCGGACTAACTGGATGTGGGGCTTCAAGCCCTGCATCCGGTTTGTTTATTAACTCCCTGCCGGGTATCAGCTTCAAATCTATTGAGCAACTGGCAGACGCTGAACAGCAGACATACGTAGGAGTTTGGAACGATGTCCAGCTACGAGCCATTAAGAAATTAGAGCTAAACCTTACGGCGGCTCTATCGAAGGACTACAAGGTACTTCGAGCTAAGTATAGCATCAACACACAACCCGAAAGCATTACAAGTAATACCGGAGCTTATTCGACCCCAACTTTCCGCATTGAAACCAATTGCGAGAGTCCTTTGGGTTTCCATCGTATAGAATCTATCACCGCTAGAAAAGTCAACGCCAATAGCACGGTAACAGTAACCGTCTTGGATGTGGATGACAATAGCGTTCTTTATAATAATGTCTTTGCTTCCAATGGATTATCGACTCAAACGGTAACGGTAGCACAAGACTTCTATCAGGCTGAAATCTATGTCAAGGTAACTCTCTCTGGAGACATTTACTACCAAGACCCTGCTGACCCTATTTATTTTAGCGGTGGCAATATCAAGTACGGCATTCATAGCGTTTCCACGTTTACCGAAGGCAATATGTCCTACGGGTTGAATTTAAACTACGGACTACGTTGCTCTTTAACTAATCTTGCCTGTCACTCTAGAGACCTCTTTGCTTTGCCATTATGGTATATGCTAGGCTCTGAGATGATGATGGAACGGATGACATCAGAGCGTATCAATAAGTGGACGGTTGACCGCAAACAGGCTGAAGAACTAAAGGCGTTCTATGATGCAGAATCGGAGAAGGCTCTCAAAGCCGCCATTGCTGGTATCTGTATTAACGATTGCGACTGCTGTCTAGAATGTGACCCTCCAATAGCTGTAAGAGAAGCCAGACTGTAATGCTCAAGATAACATCTAACCTAACCGATGTCACCTCATCCCTAATAGGGAGACTAAAGGCTGTGGCTGACCCTAACGGAGAGGTTAGAGATAAGATGCTTCGTACCATTGCCCTTGACACAGCGGCACAGATGAAGGTGCGTATCCACCAAGAAGGTAAGAATAGCGAGGGTGGACAGATAGGGGAATACTCCAACGCCTATCTAAAGGTTAGGGAAAAGAACAGACGGGGTACGGATAAGAAAGTGATCCTTTCCCTTACCCGGCAAATGGAAAATGATTTTGGCATCGTTGCCGGTAGCGGTGCTACTGGCTATGCGTTAGGGTTCAAGAACCCTGACAATGCCGATAAAGCCAGTTGGGCTGAAGACCGCTACGGCGATGTCTATAAGCCTACGGAAATGGAAGTAGCTCACATGAGAGTGGTGGCTGAACAATTTATAACAGACGTACTGAACGGTGAAACTGCTTGATAAGATAATAGACGAACTGAATGACCACCTGATGGATGGCGTGCTGAACGAACAAGCGTTTCAGAACGCCGCTATCTATGGTCTATCGTACCTTACCGTTCCAAAGGATGACAGCCCACAACGTCCGTACACTTGGGATGGTGACAATATCAAAGAGGTCGCTAACCCAGATGACAGCTATGCCTTTAGCATCTACCATCGGTGTAATAACATCACTTACAAGGAAGCTCCTAACATTACCTATGGAGACGGCAACGGAATGATACAGATGGTCTGCGAGATGACCGCCGTAGTCTATTCCGACCGCTATAAGACTAACTATACTCAGGAAGATATCCTGATGAAGATATCAGCCGGACTCAACCATACGTTCACAAGAACGCAGTTAGGGACTTCCGGCTTACAGAAAGTGAGGGCTACCGTGCTTCGGGCGAATAATAACAGCACGGCGGTCTTTACGGGCGAATACGGTCAAGAGGCTAACTGCCCCTTGGCAATGAACTCTGTCTACTTTGGTATCGTGTACCAATTAGAAATTACTGCTAACAGCTCTTGTTTGAGCTGCACCAACTGCTAAAACAGACTAACTATGTCTATCTACTATCCTTCCTCAAATTGTGGTGGTGGTTCTATTCCAGACTACTACTGTAATCCGTGCCTTGACTCATCTGTCATCGAGTACGGTCGTGTTCGTTCAATCGCTTTGATTAAGAACACCTATATCAATACCCTTCTGGCTAACCAGACATCTTCATCCGTAT